TCAAAAGATGTTTATGAAGAGGGAGAACATCGCAGATCGTGGTATATGGACAGCAAAGAAAAGATATATTTTAAATGTATGGGATAGTGAAGGTGTTCGTTATGAAGAACCTAAACTGAAGATGATGGGTATTGAGGCAGTCAAGTCATCAACTCCTGCACCTTGTCGTAAGATGATTAAGGATGCACTTAAGATAATGATGAATGGCACAGAGGAAGATATAATTGATTATATTGATGCTTGTCGTAAGGAATTCAAAACATTACCGGCAGAGGAAATATCATTTCCTCGCACAGCATCAAATGTAGATAAGTATCGAGCACATTCTACGATATACTCAAAGGGAACTCCCATACATATACGTGGTGCGTTATTGTTTAACCACCATGTGAAAAAGAATAAGTTGGATAATAAATATTCACTTATTCAAAACGGTGAAAAAATTAAATTCTGTTATTTGAAAAAACCTAACATTATTCACGAAAATATTATATCCTTTATCCAAGACTTTCCTCGTGAAATTGGACTTGATGCGTATATCGATTATGATCTACAATTTGATAAGTCATTCTTGGAACCACTCAAAATCATTCTTGATGCGATTGGGTGGAATGTAGAAAAAACTGTAAACCTCGAACTATTCTTTTCCTAATGGATTTACCTGTTGACGACAGAGAACTTGCCACTATAATAAAAGCATTGACTTTAGGTGGTGATACTGCATTGTATCAAAAACTTAAATTAGTCAAAGAAACACGGGATCAAAATCCCGGTGGCCCTTATAAAAAAATTCTACGTGAAACTCACGGATTAGTGATATGATTTTTTCTACTTTAATTGAACACGGAAACTACGATGGATTACCACCAACAGGTGTATTCATATTTTGGATCGTGGCATCCATAGTTATAACAGTAGGGTATGGTTTATACTATACTTTTGGAGAAGGTGGTAAAAACCTTAAAGATGAAATTTTAGAGCATGCAAAAATGCATGAGTTAGGGATTGCACATGGTCATGAAGGACGTAAACCAGTGATGACACAGAGAGCACAAGAAAAAGATTATCCACTACATCATCATAAGTAATGTTTTATAAAAAAGTGAGTCTGGTTACTGGTGGGTTTGATCCCTTACACAGTGGTCACATATCATATTTTGCAAGAGCAAAAGACTTCTCTGATTTTTTAGTTGTAGGTATTAATACTGAAGAGTGGTTAACTAAAAAGAAGGGACAATACTTTCAATCATGGACAGAGAGAGCAGAAATTATTCGTCATCTAAGAATGGTTGATGCTGTTATTACTGTCCCTGATGACGATCAAGGATCCGCGTGTGGTGCAATAGATAAATGTTTAGAGATTGCAGATGAAATTATTTTCTGTAACGGAGGTGACAGAGAAAAAGGTAACACACCAGAACTTGACAGATTTAAAAAAAATGATAGAGTTAAGTTTGAATGGGGTATCGGTGGTAATGATAAAATGAATAGTAGTTCATGGATTCTACACGGATATTTTGAAAGACAACGTAAATTACTAGGAATCTGATGGAAACGCATAGAAATACATTGCGTATGTTACTCAAAGAGAGAGCGTATAAGCATGGTAAATTTACCCTATCATCGGGTAAAGAATCAGAACATTACATCAATTGCAAACCTGTCACCTTATCGTGTGAAGGGAATGCATTGTTATCTCACCTAATGATTGAACATGTGGAGGATAACGCTGCAGCAGTAGGTGGTCTAACTTTAGGTGCTGATCCTTTAGTATGCGGCATTGCACAGAAGGCTTATTATTCTGGTAAACATATTGATGCTCTTATTGTAAGAAAAAATCCTAAAGGATATGGGACAAAGGAAGTTATTGAAGGTAACAAACCACCAAAAGGATCAGTTGTTACTGTTTTAGAAGATGTTACTACTACAGGTAGTAGTGCAATCAAGGCAGTGAATGTATTACGAGATGCAGGTTACATTGTAAATCGTGTTGTTGCGATTGTAGATCGTCAAGAGAATCATAAGGTATGGGAAAATAATGAACTTGAATTTATATCATTGTTTAAACTAGAGGATATTATAAAATGAATTGTTGGCATTGTAATACTGAACTCATCTGGGGTGGGGATCAAGATCTTGACGATTATCCAGATATGGAGTATGATATAGTTACTAATTTATCATGCCCAAAGTGTGAATCTTACGTTGAAGTTTATCATAAAATAAAAAAATAATTATGGATTTTCTGAAAGAGATAGTAAAAGAGATTGGAGATGACTTTACCCAACTGGCATCAAATATCGATGAAACTGAAACATTCATTGACACAGGTTCGTTTATTTTTAATGGACTTATATCAGGGAGTATATTTGGCGGTGTATCTAATAACAAGATCACTGCAATTGCTGGTGAAAGCAGCACTGGAAAGACTTTTTTCTCCCTCGCAGTGGTTAAAAACTTCCTTGATTCTAATCCTGATGGTTATTGTTTATACTTTGACACAGAGGCCGCAGTTAATAAAGGATTACTTCAGTCTCGTGGTATAGATTTAGATCGTCTTGTTGTAGTAAATGTTGTTACAATAGAAGAGTTTCGTAGTAAAGCACTCAAGGCAGTAGATATCTATCTCAAAAAACCAGAGGATGAACGTAAACCATGTATGTTTGTGTTAGATTCTCTTGGCATGTTATCGACAGAGAAAGAAATAAATGATACACTAAATGAAAAACAAGTTAGAGATATGACCAAATCTCAACTTGTCAAAGGTGCATTTAGAATGCTCACTTTGAAACTTGGTCAAGCAAAGATTCCACTTATTGTTACTAACCACACTTATGATGTCATTGGTTCTTATGTCCCTACAAAAGAAATGGGAGGAGGCAGCGGTCTCAAGTATGCTTCAAGCACAATCATTTATCTCAGTAAGAAAAAGGAGAAGGATGGAAAGGAAGTTATTGGAAACATTATCAAAGCAAAGACTCATAAATCACGCTTGAGTAAAGAAAACAAAACAGTTGAGATTCGTTTATATTATGATGAACGTGGTCTTGACAAATATTATGGTCTCCTTGAGTTAGGTGAGATTGGTGGACTATGGAAAAACGTTGCTGGTAGATATGAAATCAATGGTAAAAAAATCTATGCAAAACAAATCTATGCAGAACCAGAAACATACTTTGATGATTATGTAATGCAAGCTCTAGATGAAATAGCACAAAAGGAGTTTAGTTATGGAGAAAGTTGAGTTTCTTATCTTAAGAAACCTTTTATATAATGAAGAATATCTCCGTAAAGTTGTCCCTTTTATTAAACCAGAATACTTTGAAGATGAAAAACAAAAGATAGTTTTTCAAGAGATTACTGCGTTTGCTGAACAGTATAATGAACTTACTACCAAAGAAGTTCTTTGTATTGAGATTGAAAAACGAAATGATATTAATGACTCTATGTTCAAGGATATCACGTTGTTCATCGGTGAATTAGACGACAATCCTGCAGATCTTACATGGTTACTCGATACAACTGAAAAGTGGTGTCGAGATCGTGCTATATACTTAGCATTAATAGAATCAATACAACTAGCAGATGGAAAAGATGACACTAAAGGAAGGGATGCTATTCCTTCTATTTTGTCTGATGCTCTGGCTGTGTCTTTCGATAATCATGTAGGTCATGATTATTTAATTGATTATGAGGATAGATATGAGTCTTATCACAGAAAAGAAGATAAGATACCATTCGACTTGGAGTTCTTCGATAAAGTCACAAAAGGAGGTCTCCCGAATAAAACGCTTAACATCGCTCTTGCTGGCACTGGTGTTGGTAAGTCTTTGTTTATGTGCCATTTTGCCTCTTCTGTTTTACTCCAAGGTAAAAATGTTCTCTATATTACTATGGAGATGGCTGAAGAAAAGATTGCGGAAAGGATTGATGCGAATCTTTTGAATATTAATATTCAAGATATTACAGACTTACCTAAACCAATGTTTGAAAGTAAGGTGACTGACATATCAAAGAAGACACAAGGCACACTTATAATTAAAGAGTATCCAACTGCTGCTGCACATTCAGGTCATTTTAAATCATTGTTAAATGAACTTGCATTAAAAAAGTCTTTTAGACCTGATATCATATTCATTGATTACCTAAACATATGTGCATCCTCTCGTTATCGAGGTAATTCTAATGTCAATTCTTACTCGTATATCAAAGCAATTGCGGAAGAACTCCGTGGTCTTGCGGTTGAAGCAAACCTTCCAATCGTTTCAGCTACCCAAACCACTCGTAGTGGGTTTGCTAGTAGTGATGTGGATCTTACAGATACGTCCGAATCCTTTGGTCTCCCTGCAACTGCTGACCTTATGTTCGCTCTTATATCTACAGAGGAGTTGGAGAGCATCAACCAAATATTGGTTAAGCAATTAAAGAATAGATATAATGATCCCACCATACATAAACGTTTTGTTGTTGGTATTGATCGTGCAAAGATGAGATTATATGATTGTGAACAGAAAGCACAAGATGATATTATTGACAACGGACAAGAAACAGAGTATGATGATGATAAATCAAAATTCAAAAAAACATTCGGTGATTTTAAATTCTAATGACATTACCTGATTATTTTTATCCCTACTGGTCTGTATATGATGGTCTAGGTCAACATTATAATGATTGCAGTCATGAAAAATATGCTATAGATACTTTGAGATTGCATCCTAATGAGGGGTTTACATACAAACAAATAAATGCGCCAAAACCATTACCACCACATATTGTTGATGTAACTGCCGAAACAGAAGGTGCATTACCCGGTCAAAGGGGATTACCTAAAGTAACCGAAAGATTGCCCTTTGAACCCATACTAGAAGAACTACCCGAAAGTAATTTACAAGAAATTTAATTATGACAGTTGACACAGAAAAATACTTAGACTTTGTGCATGATGTAACAAGCGCAGAAAGTTTAGACTATGCTGCTCTCTTAACTCGTATGAATAAATTAGAGTTAGAAGATGACTGTAACCTATCACAGTTATTAACCGCTGCACTTGGTCTCACAGCAGAGTCTGGTGAATTTACTGAAGTAGTAAAGAAAATTATTCTTCAAGGTAAACCATATAATGAAGATAATGTCTTTCATATGAAGAGAGAACTAGGTGATATTTGTTGGTATATTGCTCAAGCATGTATGGCACTCGATACAACATTTGATGAAATAATCGAGATGAATGTTGATAAATTAAAGAAAAGATATCCCGGTGGTGAGTTTAACGTGCATCAATCCGAAAATCGTAAGGCAGGAGATCTATAAATACTATTGTTAAATTCTAATAATTCCCATGGGCTTAATGAATGATCTTGCAGGTTTATCTGCAGCATACGCCTCTATGAATAAGAGTGATCAAGGATATCTTTTGACAAGAGCAGATAAAGATGGTAATACTCCTGCGTGGCAAAATCGTTATAAGATAAATGAGGCAACAGGTAAACCATTGTATATAATGGCAGATCATCTTGTTGAGTCATTCGAGAATGAACTATTTCATAAAATTGATGAGGCTCTTGAGGAGTTAGATAAGTTAAACGAAGGTAAGATACCTGCAGGACTTAGAGCATACCTTGATAAGAAAAAAGGTAAAAAGGGTAATGGAAAAGATAATGGTAATGGGAAAGATCATGATGATGATAATGGAAATGGAAATGGTAAAGGGAAACCAGATTTCATAGATCTTGATAAAGATGGTGATAAAAAGGAGTCAATGAAAAAGGCTGCTAAAGATAAGAAAATGAAAGAAGAATATGTAGATGAAATGGTGAAGGGTGCAGATCCAGTCATGAGAAAAATGGCATCACAGGATAGACAGCAAGGTAAAGATAAACTTTTATCAAAGAAAAAAGGTCAAACAAACGCTGCACATATGATGACAAAAATAAAAATGAGTCCCGGATATGGTGAAGAAACTAACATAGTTCAAAAATTAATTGATTCAGGTAGGTTTACAGAATCAGAAATTAGAGGTATACTAGAGTCATAGTTTCTATGACATTATGATTAATTTACGTGACGACATTTTAAAATCCCAAATCAATTACTATCAAGGTTTGATTTGTAAGCATCAACAAAATGTCGAAATCTATCTTAACCAACCCGTAGGTATTGGTGAACACTCTGATGTTATGGCAACGATTGAGAAGGAACTCAGTGAGATTGCTAAAGCACATGAGAACATAGAAGTTATCAATCACTATTTTCTCAACAGGTAATGGCAATCACTGTTTCAAAAAAAGACGTAGAAGTTTTAAGTGAAGCATTGTTTTGCTATTATTTTGCAATTTACAAAAAAAATAAATTTAAAAAATATAGTATTAGTGATTGGTTGAATATTAATAATCAAGGGGACTTGAATAAATGGTCAAGTAATCTTGGTATCAATTCAATCACTAAAAAAGTAAATTCAGATTCTGCATTTATTTCGAGACTAGATAAAGTTTATACATTCCTTACAGAAAAGGGATGGCATCCAAGATTAGTGATGCAAATGGATAAATTTTCATCATCTTATAATATAAATGGTCAATGTGAAATTATGAGAGCAGATGAGATACCTGCTCAATATGATCCATATAAAGTATATGAAGAGATATCAAAAAAAGCAAAGACAGCTTTAGGATTTAGAGGAACAGTTGATAAAGATAAATGGAATCCCTCAGATGTTTGGATATTTACACCGAAGTCAGTCAATGTTTTAAAAGATTATGTTAAAAATTTAAATAAAAGAATATTAATAGATCCTGAATATAAAGTCGGATATCTTAATGCATTGAACAATGCGATCTTTAATCTATATGAGAAGAAACAATTATATCCTATATCACTTAAAGCACCGGGTTCATCGGTAAAAATAACATTAGAAAATGCGAAAGGTATATCTATAAAAAAAGTTGTTCGTTATACACAACTTAAATATGACAATAACAATCAAGATGCAAAGATAGGATTTGCGGTTGATTTATTTAATGAAACAACAAAAGGAACTATTAAGAAGGATTATATAGTTGGTAATATAAAAACAAAAACTGTTCCATCTGGTGGTGCTAGATTGGAGATAGAAGTTAAAGGTGGTGGTGCAAGATATGGAACTATGGGAACTGAAAATTATCAGTATATAATAAGTGAAACAGATAATAGTGGTATTCAGTCACTTGATAAAATTAGAACTAATTTAGAAAGAAGTAATCCAGTATTGAGGAAATATTGGTCAGGATCAAGTGGTAGGAATTGGTTGGCACGAAAAAAATTACTTGAATCTTTCAAAAAAGATCCAGTTCAATTTAAAAATGAAATTGAACCATACACTCAGGCTCTATACAAACATCTAAATGGAACTTTTTGGGATCCATCAAATGCAGAAAGAGGTGCGAGAAGTCCAGAGGAAGCATGGTTAAATAAAACTCATGCAGGTGAGGTAGGTGTTGCAGTAAATGATATTGCAAATAAAATAAGTCGGGACATTACTGTTGAAAATTTATTTGACTTAGCAGCATCTCAAAGATTTGGTGCTGGTATTAGTGCACAACAACTAGAAAGGAGAAAACAAATGCTTCCTAACAGTTTAAGAGAGATTAATAATGTCCCTGTTACTGAGGCAAAAACAATATGGAATGCATGCTTTCATCTTGTTGTTAAATAAAAACGCTAAATAAAGTATATAATACCATCTTATGAAAGGTTTTTCACGATTTTTAGTTGAAGCAGAAGAATCCAAAGTAGCCGCACAAGCAAAAAGACTTAATCTCAAGAGTGATGGTCATGGCGGTTGGTTAGATGCTGGTGGAAAGTATGTTGCAAAAACAGAGAAAGGTAAATTAAAATTCTTTGGTAAGAGAGGTGGAGCAAAAGAAGATCCACAAACACAAACTCGTAGACCAACACCAGAACCAATCAAAACTAAAGTTGCTGCAAGACCCGGACAAGTTGCAGCACCAGCAAAACCAGCAAAACCAGAAACTGCAGCACCTGTAAAGACAAAAAAACCTGATGAGGCAGAGACTGCAGAGGGAGATACAATTACAGTTGCGTTTGGTAGATTTAATCCACCAACTATAGGTCATGAAAAATTATTAAAAGCAGCACAAAAAGTTGCTGTGGGTGGTGAATTAAAAATATACCCATCAAGATCACAAGATCCAAAGAAAAATCCTCTTGATCCTGATATGAAAGTTTCATTCATGAGAAAGATGTTTCCAGAGTTTGAAGAAAATATTATAAATGATTCAGAAATGAGATCAATATTTAATGTATTGGTTACAGCAGCAGAGGAAGGATATAAAAATGTTAATATTGTTGTTGGAGCAGATCGTCAAGCAGAGTTTGAAAATCTTGCAAACAAATATAATGGAGAACTATATGATTTTGATGAGATTAGAGTTATTTCTGCTGGCGTGAGAGATGCTGATGCTGAAGGAGTTGAAGGGATGTCGGCATCTAAAATGAGAAAAGCTGTAGTAGATGATGATTTTAATTCATTTAAAACAGGAACACCAAGTTCTATAAAAGATGCAGATGCACAAGCTTTATATGATGCAGTTCGTTCTGGTATGAAGATTGCAAAGAAGAAAGCAGTTGCAGAATTATGGCAAATTGCACCTAAATGTGATCCAAGAGGTTTGAGAGAACAATATGTGTCTGGTAATTTATATAAATTAGGTGATTATGTTGAAAGTTTGAATACGGGACTGATAGGAAAAATAATTCGTCGTGGAACTAATCATTTAATATGTGTAACCGAAGAAAATTATATGTTTAAAACATGGATAAAGGATGTCATGGAATATACTGAAGTCAGAATGAGTCGTCGTATGAGAGATAAAACACACCCAAATTACTTAATTGGCACTTCAGGATATAGAAAAAACGTTATGGATAAGATGGGTATGAAGAAAATACAGAACTTTGATATTAAGGAGTTCATAAATAAATACAGACTAAAAAAGTGACATGCCACAAGGAATATCGCCAAACCCATTAAACAAACTATCACAAATCTACTTAAGTCAGATTGTTGAATCTGGTTGTGATTGTGATTGTGAAGGATGTGGTCAAGACCCATGCATTAAGTGTGGAAGAAGTCATCATATTGTAAATGAGCATCATAAGAAAGACGCAGATGGTAATACGATTCCTCATGAGGGTGAAGATGTTGATGAAGCAATGTATACAGGCCCTAACAAAGAAGATAGAAAGCAAATTAAAAAAATGGATGACCCTAGTTATGCTAAGAAGTTAGCAGACTATGAAAAGAATATGGATCCCAAGAAACGTCAGGCACTTAAGGATAAAGCAACTAAGGGTATGAAGTTTACTCATGAAGCATTTTCTGACACAGGTATGGCAAAAGGATCTGGAAAACCATCTGGTGCTATGAAAGATTTTCTTGATAAGAAAGCAAAGAAACTAGAAAAACAAAGAGCGTCACAATCTCAAGCTGCTAGAAATAATCCTCACTTTGATAGCACACAACCATCACCGTCAGGTAGAAATAAGTATATGGAATCTATTTCTAATTGGAGAGAAGATTTTATATGGGAAGAAGAAGTTGAAGGCCCCGACAATAAAGATAATAAAAAAGTAACAGAGAAAAATATAAAAAATAAAATTGTTATTAATCCTAAATTAGGTGAGGCAGTTGAAAGTATGGGTGGACAACTGATTGATGTTGTTGAAATGGATATGGATAAAAAGGGTCAAGAGGATCCACAAATGAAATCAAAGATGCTTCGTCAAAGGCAACTTAAAAAACAAGTATTACTTCGTAAATTACAGGCAGTAAGACAAACTGGTGGTGAAGACATTGTTGCATCATATGAACCAGACGGTGAACAACTTGATGAATATGGTAATCCAAGAGTAGGAATGAGGTTGAAAGTTGCTCGTGCGATTGATAAAGTAAATCCAAAACCAAAAGTAGGTAGTAAGAGAACTGCTATTTCAAACAAGTTGAAGATGTCTTCAATACGAGCAGAAACTAGAAGACAAAAACAAAAAGATAATCCATATTCAGTTGGTAAAAAAGTAAAGACTGCACTTGGAATGAGCACTGAAGACTATATTCCAGAAGAGGAATATGATCATTATAAAGATCGCATGGCTGAAAGGGGTATTGATATAAGTTCTCCTGATAAGAAAGATGCAACAACTATGCCAAGAAAACCAGAGAAACCATCAAAAGGCATGACTGCTGCACAAAAAGCAGCAAAAGGTAAATCTGCACTTGATATTGTGAAAGCAGACATTAGGAAAAAATATGGTAAAGGTGCCATCATGGATATGGGTAAAAAATAATGCCAGCACTTTCCAAAAAACAACAAAGATTTATGGGAATGGTTTATGCAACCAAAAAAGGTGAAATGGATAATCCGTCACCTGAAGTTCAAAAGGCTGCAGACTCTATGAAAAAAAGTGATGCAAAAGATTTTGCATCTACAAAACATAAAGGTTTACCAAATAAAGTAGTGCAAAAGGAGGAATCAAACCCTCGTATTCCTAGAAAGAAAGGTCAACCAGCCGGATCTAAAAAACATTCTGATTTATATACTGATGAAAATCCTAAAGGAACTATTCATGGACTTGGTTTTAAGGATGTGGCTACTGCTAAAGCATCTGTCTCAAAAATACGTAATTCTTCAAGATCACATGCTCATAAAATTCAAGCAGCAGTTGCTATGGAACAAAGGGCAAGAGAAATGGGTAAAACCTCTGAAGCAGCAGTCTATAGAAAATTCATCAACACGATGAAGGAAAAGACAAAGAAGATGAATGAAGCGATAAATCCTGCACAACAGGCTGCTATTGCTATCTCTAAAAAGAATAGATTGCAAGATTTAAAAATTGCTAAGAAAAAAAAGAAATCTATGAGTGAGAAAAAAGATCATGAACACTCAATGATAAGATCTCAACTCTCTACTATCATGAGAGCATCACAGAGATTGAAGAAAAAAATGAAAGGTGAAGGTGATGTAGAAGCATGGGTTCAATCAAAGATTACTAAAGCAGCAGATTATATAGATACTGCAGCAGATTATGTAGATAGTGGTGAAGTAAACGAGGAAGGTTTACGGGACTGGTTTGGTAAATCAAGCGGAACTACTAAGTCTGGACGCAAAGTAAAAGGTTGGGTTCAAGTTGGTGGTAAGTATGATGGTAAACCTTGTGCTCGTCAACCCGGTCAGAAAACAACTCCTAAGTGCACCTCTTCATCAAAGAGAGCATCTATGAGTGATAAAGAAAGAGATAGTGCAAGAAGAAGAAAGGTAGCAAAAGACCCTAATCAACCACAGAAGTCAGGTGCAGCAGCACCAACAATGGTTTCAACTGATCCCAAAAAGAAAATGAAGGAAGCATACGGTGGTCAAGGAGTATCGAGAAAGGCAAAATTAGCATCAACTCATCCTCCTACTGCACAAGCAGCAATCAAAAACATCCCTACAGAAACTGATAGGGGATCCGGTAACAAAGCAGCAAGGAGGGCTGGCATGGAAGTCAAAACAAAAAATCCTACTTTACAGGCATACTTAAAAAACAAAAAGAAAATTTCCGAGAGACATTACGGATCATCTGTAAATAAAATACCAGCAGAACTTGACAAAGCAGTTGCGTTACATAAGAGTCAAGCAAAAAGATTAAGAGACTCTGATGAGGTAAAGAAAGATGCAGGGAAAGCTGCGAATAAAATTCCAGCACAACTTGATAAGGCAGTTGCGATGCACACAAAACAGGCAAAGACATTAAGAGCTGCTGGAGTAGGAGAGGGATTTAAAGGATATGCAGATCTTAGTAAATCACATCCAGAGGCAGTTAAAAAGATGGAAGATCATATTGCAAAACATTTTGGAAAGAAAAATCCAAGAGTGACTGGCGGTAAAATGGGTGTGAAGAAAGAGGAGTTTGTGAATGAAGCAAAGGATAAGAAAGGGAAGGGTAGTGGCACAAAAGATGCTTGCTATCATAAAGTTAAGTCAAGATACTCTGTGTGGCCAAGTGCTTATGCATCAGGTGCGTTAGTTAAGTGTCGTAAAGTAGGTGCTGCTAACTGGGGTAATAGTCGTAAGGAAGAGTTTGAAAGAGACGGTATCTCATTTGGTCAGTTTCAGGAGAAATGTTGGCCTGGATATGAAAAGAAAGGTATGAAGACTATGTTTGGAAAGAGATATCCAAACTGTGTTAAAAAAAAAGCTAGCAAAGAAGAAGTAGAGCACGTTTACGAAGATGATATGAAGGGTATGAGTGTCAAATCAGGGCACAAAAGACCTACTAAAAGTGGTGCTGGTATGACAGCAAAGGGTGTTGCAGCATATCGTCGTAGAAATCCAGGCTCAAAACTAAAGACTGCGGTAACAACAAAACCATCTAAATTAAAGAAAGGATCTAAGGCAGCAAACAGAAGGAAAAGTTACTGTGCTAGAAGTGCAGGGCAAATGAAGAAGTTTCCTAAAGCAGCGAAAGATCCAGATAGCAGATTAAGGCAAGCACGAAGACGCTGGAACTGCTGACCTATATAATATACGTTTAGGAAATTATTATGCTTTCATTTTTACTACCATTCGCATCAAAAATTGTATCTGATGCGGTGAATAAAATCCCTGAAAATGAGGAATTAGGGGATAAACTCATTGAAGTTTGTATAGTCATCCTTAAAAAAGCAGTTAAGTTAACAAAAACTGACATGGATGATAAACTTTTAGCGGAAGTCGAGAAGGCAATTCAGACCCGTTAATTTTGAAGATCACATATCTATAAATATTAATTAGCAAGAAAATCTAAAGAGAGAAAAACATGGCACTTTGGGGAAACAAGGATGCTGGTATTGGAACTGCCCCTGCAGCACATGCAGCGCAGGCCACGTTAACCTTGAATTATGCAACAAAAGAAATTGTTGGAGCAGCAACCACGTTTGGTCGTGTCGGTGCAGCAAAAACAGGTGATGTAATAGAAATCGGATCAAGAGCACCGGGTGCCACTTATTTCGGTAGTGCTACCATTGTTGGTATCGCAAGCACGACTTCCATTTCTATTGGATCAACAGCCGGTTTAAGCGGTGCAGCAATATCTGGAGTTACATTTTTCAAAGTTCGTGAGTGTCCTACCTCATCAGAAGGCGATCAATCATTCAGCACAAGAAATGATTCCGCATCTAGTTTGAATAAAATTGGAGAAGTAATTTTAGGAGCAGCAGTTGCCACTTCTGATGCAGCGGGTGTTGGTGTTAGTGTTTTCTCTGTAAGTAAGGCACAACAAAGTAGTGAGAGAGGACTAGGATTAATAGTCGGAGATAGCATAGATACAAATACTGGTAATCTTGTCATATCAAAAGTAAATGATGCTGTTGTGACCACATTATCTGCTGTTGGAGCAGGAGAAACAGTCTTTAGATTCGCTCCTCCACCGGGTATAAAACATGGTCAATTTATTCAAGACCAGAGTGGATCAATCGTTGGTTTTGGATCTACTACAGTAAAAGCGTTAGTTGGACAGGGTGCAACAACTAATTACATAACAATTAGTAATCTTGCTGGACATAATCTCTTGGCGGGAGACACAATTTTAACTCCTAATATTGCATCTGCTGTTGCAATCGGAACAGTGAATGTAGGTGTTAATACTATTTCATTAGTTGCTGGTGCCTCTGGAGGAACAATTACTGCTGGTATGGCGATCACAGTCTTTAGTGATACCATAGTTACATTAACTAAGGGTGCTGACATCGCTGTTAACGCTGGTTTAGGATTAACTATTGTTGGTGATGAGACTGCAGCATTCATATCATTTGGATCAACAACAGGATCAGCTATTAATTCTGGAGCAGGTGTAACTGTTAATAGATTCCAAGGTGGTTACGATAGATTCATATATGGAACTGCAGGTGCTGGTCTAACAGCAACAGGTGACTCTACTGCCGGTGATAAATTTATTCTTGACCATTCCGGATGGGTTGGTGTTCAAACATACGTTGATTCAGCGGGTAACTTAAGAGTTAAGAAAGAAGTATTAGTTGCAATGTCAGGTATTACAACTGCTGATACTCCGATCTATCCAGCATATCCACCAAATCCACCAGCTGCATAAATTATTAAAAGTATGATATGAGATTTACTGAATTGAATGAGGGCAACTTCCTCTTGTTTGCGATTAAAAATTATGAAAATCCACAAGCCGTTACAAAGGACGACTTTGATAAGGATTTAAATCACTTCAAATATATCAAAAGATTATTGAAGAGATACAAAAACACTGGTGTCCTTAAATCTCATTTACTACTTAATCATTTTATAGTTCTCTATAATATTTTCGGTGAAGCGACAACTCCGATGTTATTTTACAAAATAGACGAAGATCTGTGGGATACGATGAAGAGTTTTGTAATCTTTTTAAACAGATTACCTGAGTATCCTAAGACAAGCATGCATGATGTCAAAGTTGACGTGGTATGTTTGAAAGAACTTTATAGGGATTACAATGAAAAAAACTCCGCTAGAAAAGGTAATTGAATTAATTCGTGAGCAAGCGATTGGTGGTGCTCCAACGAATAATGTTGGTAGTGGAAATATAGCAGGAACAAGTCAAGCGGGTGATGATCCCCCTATTAGAAAGAAGAAAAGATATATCTATACTAGGGGGGCACGAAAGCAATGGATGAAGAAGTAAGAGTCGCTATTCTAGAACAAAAACAAGAAGTTCTCGAACATTTTGTAGAGAAGTTAGATTCTGCTATTGAAAAAATTGCAGAGGTAAATACTAATGTTAGTAGGATGCTTGCCGTCCATGAAGAAAAATTATCGAAACAAGACGAAATCGACGGAATACTCTTTGCTAAAATTGACGAACTCCGTGATAAAATGGACAGCGATCATGTCGTCCTGCGTCAAAGACTATCATTATTGGAACGGAGACTTTGGACTACTGTTGGAGCATTGGGAGCAGTGGTATTACTAAGTAATCCCCAAGCTATCAAATTAATTAGACCATTGTTTTCTTCTGCAAATAGTGCTATAATAGCACCAGTAGTTGCTATTGTGGATGGATCAAGTTGATTCTAAGTATATTGGATTAGTATCATCAAGACTACAAAAATTCAAAAGAGTTAAATCTGATCTGTATAATTTCAGATGCCCGATTTGTGGTGACTCAAAAAGAACTAAAAGTAAAACGAGAGGATATCTCTATGCAATTAAGGCAAATGTAAATTTCAAATGTCATAATTGTGGTGCTTCAATGTCTTTGAGTAATTTTTTGAAGAAGATAGACCCTGTTGTTCATAAACAATATGCTTTTGAAAAATTTAAGGATGGTCATACTGGTCGTAACTTTGTTGTTGAAGAACCAAAGTTTGAATTTAAAGCACCAGTTTTTAAACCCAAACTAAATTTACCAAAGGCAATTGATAATCCAATTGCAAAAAAATATCTAGAAAAAAGAAAGTTAAACCCATCTGAATTTTATTATACAGATACATTTAAGAAGTGGGTAAATACTTTAGTCTCTAAATTTGATGATGTAACTTATGATGAACCACGAATAGTAATTCCTTTAATATATGAAAACAATCTTATAGGAATACAAGGAAGGTCTCTAGGCCCTAATTCTGTTAAATATATTACTATCATGTTAGAGGAGGATGCTCCCAAAATTTATGGACTCGACAAAGTTAACAAAGAAAAATCAATTTATATCATTGAAGGCCCTTTCGATTCCTCCTTCGTGGAGAACTCGGTTGCTATGTGCGGTTCCGATCTTGATGTTCGGTCGTTTGGTTGGAGCGATTATATTTGGGTTTTTGATAATGAACCACGTAACAGAGAAATCGTCAATCGAATCTCCAAAACCATCGATAGAGGAGATAAAGTGGTAATTTGGCCTAGTAATATTGTTGAAAAAGACATAAATGATATGGTGATGAGTGGACAAGATGTAATGAGCGTGTTAGAATCTAATACATATTTTGGTTTAGAAGCAAAACTTAAATTTAATACTTGGAAAAGAATATGAGCAACGGAACTAAAGTTGTTAAAAGAGATGGTTCAATTGAACTACTCGATCTAGAAAAGATGCATGTCATGGTCGAAGAGGCATGTAAAGGTCTTGGAGGGGTCTCTGCGAGTCAAGTTGAGATACAATCTGGCATACAGTTCTATGATGGTATTACCACTGCTGAAATTCAGGAAATACTGATTAAATCTGCTAGTGATTTAATATCTACTGATAATCCTAACTACCAATTTGTTGCTGCTAGACTATTATTGTTCTCTGTAAGAAAAAATTTGTATGGTGGTGTTCGTGATTTACCTCATTTAGAAAATCACATTTACAGTTGCACAAATATTGATGTATATGATAAAGACATTTTTAACAAATATTCTAAGGAGGAGATTGACAAGGCTAATGGTTTCCTTGACCATAGCCGCGATTTTCTATTCACATATGCAGGACTTCGGCAAGTGGTCGATAAATATCTTGTGCAGGACAGGAGTGGTGGAGGTGTTTTTGAAACACCACAATTCATGTATATCATGATTGCCCTGACAATATTTGCAGAATATCCAAAAGAAACCAGACTTAACTACGTAAAAAGATACTATGACGCAATCAGTAAACACAAAATCAACATCCCAACACCAATTATGGGAGGTGTCAGAACACCTCTTCGTCAATTTGCATCTTGCGTTTTGGTTGATATTGATGACACCCTCGATAGTATCTTTAGCAGTGATATGGCTATTGGCAAGTATGTCGCACAAAGGGCTGGTATCGGTATTAACGCAGGGAGAGTCCGTGGTATCAACAGTAAAATCAGAGGCGGAGAGGTTCAACACACAGGTGTCATCCCCTTCCTTAAAAAATTTGAATCAACTGTCAGATGCTGCACTCAAAACGGGATCAGAGGCGGCTCAGCTACTGTCCACTTTCCAATCTGGCATCAAGAAATTCAAGACATCATTGTTCTCAAAAACAACAAAGGCACGGAAGACAACCGAGTAAGAAAGTTAGATTATAGTATTCAATTAAGTGCTTTATTTTATCAAAGATTTATTGATGATGGAGAGATAACTTTATTCTCTCCTCATGATGCACCCGGACTTTATGATGCTTTTGGAACTGATTCTTTTGATGAACTTTATGAAAACTATGAGAAGAGTGATATACCAAAAACCACTGTAGGTGCACAGAAATTAATTCTTGATCTTTTAAAAGAGAGAGCAGAGACTGGTCGTATCTATATTATGAATATTGATCATTGCAATAGTCATAGTTCTTTCAAAGATAGAGTGACTATGAGTAATCTTTGTCAGGAGATTACTTTACCCACATATCCACTACAACATATCGATGATCATTTGGGTGAGATTGCACTTTGTATCCTATCTGCAATTAATGTTGGTAAGGTTCAATCTGATAAAGAATTAGAAGATTTATGTGATTTATCTGTCCGTGCACTAGAGGAGTTGATTGATTATCAAGATTACCCTGTAAAGGCAGCAGAGATCGCTACAAAGGCAAGAAGATCACTTGGTGTAGGATTTATAGGTCTAGCACATTATTTGGCAAAACTTGGGTTCAAATATGACTCTCAAGAGGCATGGGATGCTGTTCATAGTTTATCAGAATCTTTTCAATATTACCTTTTAAAATCATCTAATCAGTTAGCAATTGAAAAAGGCCATTGTGAAAACTTCGGAAGAACAAAATATTCAGATGGAATACTTCCAATTGATACATATAAGAAGGATGTAGATGAAATTAGTAATTTAGAGTGTCAGCATGATTGGGAATCTCTTAGGTCATCTATCTTGGAGCACGGTCTCAGGCACTCAACATTGTCCGCACAAATGCCTTCGGAGAGTAGTTCCGTTGTGTCAAACGCAACAAATGGAATTGAACCTCCTAGAGCATACTTGTCCATTAAAAAATCAAAGAAGGGGCCTCTTAAGCAGGTTGTTCCATCTTATGGAAGTCTAAAAAACAATTACACTCTTCTTTGGGATATGCCTGATAATACCGGATATATTAACATAGTTGCAGTAATGCAAAAGTTTTTTGATCAAGCAATCTCTGGAAATTGGTCATACAATCCAGAGCATTTTGACGACTCTGAAGTTCCGGTTAGTGTGATGGCACAAGATTTATTAACAACATACAAATATGGTTGGAAGACATCCTATTATCAAAATACTAATGATATGAAAACTGATGATGTAGAATCAGATAAACCTGATATACTAGACTTGATTAACGAAATAGACGACGCAAACGAAGAGGAGTGCGAATCCTGTGCAATTTAAAATTTCATCAACAGAATCAAAACCAATGGCAGAAGTTAAGGGTATGACTGTGTTCAACACAAAAGATGTTGACACTAAGAAACAACCCATGTTTTTTGGACAACCATTAGGTGTTCAAAGATATGATAACTTCAAATATCCACAGTTTGAAAATTTAACTAAACAACAACTTGGATATTTTTGGAGACCAGAAGAGGTGTCTCTACAAAAAGACCGTGGTGATTACCAAACATTACGTCCAGAACAGAAACATATCTATACTTCTAACTTAAAGTATCAGATTATGCTTGACTCAGTTCAAGGTCGTGCACCCGGAATGGCATTTTTGCCATACTGTTCATTACCAGAACTTGAAGCATGTATGGAATGTTGGTCATTTATGGAAATGATACACTCACGTTCTTACACTTATGTAATTAAGAATGTCTATTCTGATCCATCCGAAGTATTTGATACAATCATTAATGATCCAAGAATACTAGAACGTGCTGCAAGTGTTACAGGTTCTTATGATGACTTTATCAACGAGGCACATGAGTATGATACTGGAAATCAATGGAAATCAGAGAACAAAGGTTCTTATCTGAGAGATTATACAAGAAAAGAATTAAAAAGAAAACTTTATAGGGCAGTCGCTAATGTCAATATTTTGGAAGGTATCCGCTTTTATGTATCTTTCGCTTGTAGTTTTGCTTTTGGTGAGCTTAAACTCATGGAAGGATCTGCGAAAATCATATCTCTTATTGCAAGAGATGAGAATCAGCATCTGGCAATAACCCAAAACATTTTAAATAATTGGAGAAAGGGTGATGATCCAGAGATGCAACAGATTATGAAAGAGGAAGAAGAGTGGACTATATCAATGTTTGACAAGTGTGTTAATGAAGAGAAAGCATGGGCAAAGTATTTGTTCAAAGATGGTAGTATGATTGGTTTAAATGACAAACTACTTCATCAGTATGTTGAGTGGGTATGTAATCGTAGATTAAGATCGATTCATCTTAAACCACAGTATGATATTCCTGCAAGAAACAATCCATTACCTTGGACTGAGCACTGGATATCTTCAAAAGGATTGCAGGTTGCACCACAGGAGACAGAGGTTGAATCTTATGTTGTGGGCGGAATAAAACAAGATGTCAAGAAAGACACATTTAGTGGGTTTAAACTGTAGGAAGTAGACTAGATAGTAATAATCTATCTAATCATGGATGCACTCTCATGCCCTTGGCCTGATCCTTTTTACAGAACTTATATGAACGGAAGACTTAAAAAAATTGACATGGAATCAAGACTTCTTAAAATTAAAAGAGGTCTTGACGAACACTCTTGGTATCCAGAGTGGAATGATACTCAAAGAGGTGCTGCACAACGCATACTAAATAATGCGTTAGAAGTGCTTCATGAGTATGACTATTGATTATGAAAATCCCTGGCTATATAAAGGTTCAAATTTCTCTTCTAATGATATTGGCGATTTCTTCGGTTACGTCTACATCATTACAAATAATAAGAACGGTAGGGAATATATCGGACGTAAATATTTTTGGCAGTTCAGAACTCCTAAAGGTAAAAAACGAAAAGTAAAATCAGAATCTGATTGGAAGAAGTATTATGGGTCTTGTCCGGAACTTAAAGAAGAAATTGGACGATTGGGTAAACAAAATTTTAGTCGAACTATCTTATCATTACATTATACAAAGGGCAAAACAAACTACGAAGAAACCAGACAACTCTTTACGAACAGGGTTCTTACGGAGCAGCTTGACGATGGAACCCCAAAATACTACAATAGCAACATACTCTCAAGATATTTTAGAAAAGATTACTATGAAGGGAACATCGACTGAGGAGACCGTATATTCAACACGTAAGTGGTCTATTGCTCGTATAGATGAAGCACAACCAGTCGCCGATAAAAATGCTATATACAAAGAGTTTGCAGAATGGATAGAACTTGAGATCGGTGACGATGATATAGAAGTTTTATCACTAGAACCACTAGACGATTACTACCGAGAATCAGAGGGTTGACAACTCTCAGATAGTATGTCATAATAAGTTTGTCGGACGCGACATAGGGAGTGACTGAATAAACTTACTGGCATATTGCTGGTTAAGGTGATGAGACAGAGGTGGTGCTCGCTGTCAGGAATGGCAGAACTATCTTACCAGATAGGTCTTAGGCAAAGATGTATTTACTCTGTAGTAATGCCCATCTTTTGTTGGTATACAGGAATCCAACCTCCCCCTTTCTTTTAAGACCTAAGATGCAACTTTATAAGTGGGGCAGAGGGTCTTATTTTTTTTAATTGATATGAAAGTAGATAAACCATGGGGATCATATGAGGTATTGTTGGACGAACCAACATACAAAGTAAAAAGAATTATAATCTTACCTCAACAACAACTCTCTCTACAGTATCATAATCTTAGAGAGGAGCATTGGACAATTGTAGAAGGTAGTGGAACTATACATGTTAATGGTGTGGATTTCCAAGGTGTTGTTGGTGATAGAATTATGATTAACAAAAAAGAGGTTCACCGAGCAAAGGCTAATCAAGAACGTTTAGTTTTTATTGAGGTTCAATTAGGTGAATGTAAAGAAGATGATATTATTAGATTAGAGGATCAGTATGGTAGAGTCAAATGATTATTGTAAAATGCAAAGATTGTAATAAAGAGATAACCAGTAGTAAGAAACCAGAGTCATGTGGATGTCCTAACATGTTGGTTGTAACAGGCGATTCATTTACGGCAAAAAATCTAAAGAAAGTTATAATGTTAAATAATAATACACAAAAAACAGATGCGAAAGCATTAACACCAGAAGAACTTGCTTGGCAAGAACAAAGAAGAAAAAGAAAAGTCAGAAAACTTGACTTTGAAATACGTTAAGTCTTAACATGATCGATACACTAATCAGAGAGTTTCCAGTAACTACTGTTACTAAACTCAAAAGAAAAAACGATTCTTACACTAAAGAAGAAGTTAATTTACTCATTGAAGCAGCTGTTAAAGAGGCAGTGAATCAAGCAAGAGAGATTGATGAGATATCAATGGCAAAGCATAATCGCGATGCCACTGTTATCAGTATGATTCTTGGATTCACCACTCTTGCATTATTTGTTGATGGTCTATTAAGAATGTTAGGAATCATTCCACCATTTATGCATATTGATGTTAATATATTAGATAAGATAGAGACTGATATAATTGATAAAATAAAACAAGTTCCTATTCAAAAGTTATTTCAACGACAATGAATGATTTTACTGTTTTTATCTTCCTTATATTTTTTGTAGGTGTATTTGGTGCAACATTTGCTTTCATGTGGAAGATGATGACTACCACTATTGATTCTCTAAACAAACCAATCAAAAGACAAAATATTCACCCAGAAATGACAGACGTTAAATCAGGTGAAGAACTTTTAGTATTTAATGTTGAAGATGATGACGATGATGATGTCATAATAATTCGTAGATAATATATAATATACGTCGCCATACTACAATGCCTGATAAAAAGGTTGCTTTAGAAAGATTACATGAAGATTACCGAGCAATTCAGAGGAAAAAGAAGGTAAGTAAAGAAGATGAGGCTATAATAGAATTATATACAACTGGTCGGGGATCCGATGCTTGACATTATCGCAGATTAAATTTAAAATAAACTGTAAATGTATAAAGCAATGACGCTTAAAAACAAATTTAAAAGGGATATTCACACCCTACTTGGTGCTGTCAACAAAGAATTTTTTCTTGATGTATCTCATCCAAAACTTTTTAAAAAAGTTAAAAGATATTACAATAATAAAGAAAATATAGAATTTACTGGCAATCACTATGAGGATTATGATATAATGATGGAAGTTATACTAGAGGATCTCTCATGAATGTAATTCTAGAACGTTTCCCATACCGATACATTGAAATGGATGACTTACTTCCAAACGGTTTTAAAGATTATCGTATCCAAAAGTTTAATGAATCAACTCAAAGATGGAGGGACATGTATCTTTGCGATAATTTTATGCAAATAGATACAGCAATGGAGGATTTTGAATATACTAAATGGTTAGATCCAGAAGATGTCCCCTGCTATACCAATACTAAATAAAGAAAATTAATAAAACCATGGCAGCAAAAGGAAAAGCAGCAAAGTCTGCAACAGGTGCTTCTATGTCAAAATATGATGTAGAGGTAGAGGCAAGACTCAAAGCATTGGAAGAAGCAGTCGCTGAATTGAAATCACATACACATGATAGTGATGCCAGTAGCGATCATGATACACTTGTAAGTATGATTGAAACACTTCACGATGCCTTCCCCGGAAGATTCTAAGATTGACATTTAATTCTTAATTTCTTATAATAATTATAATACGATAATCGCATGAGTAAATTTAAAAAAACTGCACTTGTTCTCGGTGCTGGTGGCTTTATTGGAAGTCACATGGTTAAGCGACTTAAATCCGAGGGATACTGGGTGCGTGGAGTTGATTTAAAATATCCTGAATTTTCAGACAGTGAAGCACATGAATTTATTCAAGGTGATTTACGTGATGTTCATTTTGTAAAACGTGTCCTTGAATTTAAAGGTTATCAAGGTAATTTTTATAATTCAGTTCCTTATCAACACATTGAACCATTTGATGAGATATATCAATTTGCTGCTGACATGGGTGGTGCAGGGTTTGTATTCACAGGAGAGAATGATGCAGATATCATGCACAACTCAGTATCAATTAATTTAAATGTTTTAGAAGAACAAAGAAAGTTGAATGAAACATTCGATGGTGAAAAGAAAGATTGGACAGAAGCAAATAGATCTAAGTTACTCTGGAAAACAAAGATATTTTATTCTGGGTCTGCATGTATGTATCCAGAACACAATCAACTAGACCCTAATAACCCAGACTGTCGTGAAGAATCCGCTTACCCTGCTAACCCTGATTCCGAATACGGATGGGAAAAACTCTTTTCTGAGAGGTTATATCTCTCTTATAATCGTAATCATGGTATCCCTGTTAGGATTGCTCGTTACCATAACATCTTCGGGCCAGAAGGAACATGGAAAGGAGGAAGAGAAAAGGCTCCCGCTGCCATCTGCAGAAAGGTTGCCTACGCTACCAGCGGAGATGAGATTGAAGTATGGGGAGACGGAGAACAAACAAGATCCTTCCTCTACATCGACGAATGTATTGAAGCAACCCGTAGGCTTATGGATTCCGATTTTCTAGGGCCTGTAAACATAGGGTCTGAGGAGATGGTTACTATTAATCAATTGGTAGAGACTGCTGCTAAAGTTGCAAATAAAACAATTAAGAAAAATCATATTGATGGCCCTCTAGGAGTGCGTGGTCGTAATTCTAACAATGATCTTATTCGTGAGAAACTTGGGTGGGATTATGAGCAAACTTTAGAGGAAGGTATCAAGAAAACATATGGTTGGATAAGTTGGCAAATATCTAAAGAACTTTATCAGGAAGCAGATCCAATTTTAAACGAGGCAATGATTGCAGGTTAATTATGAGAGTTAGTATATTAGGCTCCGGTGGACAGATAGGAGCATATCTTGCAGAATATTTTCGCAAGAAAAATTATGAAGTCTTAGAGTTTGATATTACAAACGGTCAACATGAAGATATGACTGTGATTCCTAATCCAGAATTGCATCGTAAAATAATGTTGTCAGATTTTGTTTTCTTTTTAGCATTTGATGTTGGTGGATCACATTATCTTAAAAAATATCAACACACATTTCAGTTCATAGATAACAACACTAGACTGATGGCAAATACATTTGGGTTATTACAAAAATATAATAAACCTTTTGTATTTGCATCATCACAAATGAGTAACATGTCATACTCACCTTATGGTGTGTTAAAAAGAGTTGGCGAACTTTATACCAAGTCTCTTGGTGGATTAATTGTCAAATTTTGGAATGTTTATGGCATTGAAAAGGATATGGAAAAGGCACATGTCATCACAGATTTCATTCGTAAAGGATTTGAAACTGGTGTCATAGATATGATGACAGATGGAACTGAAGCAAGGGAGTTTCTTTATGCAGAAGACTGTTGCGAAGCGTTGGAAGCTGTCATGGCAAATTATGATAGACTTACTTCTGACGACGAACTTCATATTACTACTGGTAATTGCACAACTATACTGGAAATTGCACAGAGTATACAAAAATTATTTTCCAACATTGGAAAAGAAGTTGTGATCAGACGATCAGAATCTGTAGATGAAGTGCAGAAAGATGCTCGAAACGTATCAGATCCTTACATACAAAAATTTTGGAAATCTAAAACCTCTGTTAAAGAGGGTGTTTCAAAAGTCTTTGAGGAGATGAAAAAAAATTATGTCTGATTTAAAATGGTGGTCTTGGTATATTAAAGAAAAAATTGCTTCTGAAGGAGTTATTAACTTTCTTAGTGATACTAGATTTTGTGATTTAGGAACTAATTCTTTATTGTTAATTGATCTGGTAAAGGATGTAAAGAATAAAAGATTTTTAGATCTTGGTGTTCGTGACGGTGCATCATCTATCGCTTTATCTGTTAATGCTTCTGAAAATAATAATCACGTTTATGGATGCGATTTAAATTTTTCAGGATTATCTGTGAACGGAGGAGAAAAATTTTTAAATGACGACTATGTTAGATGTCAAGCAGATAGTGTAACATTAGGAAAAAATTGGTGTGTAGATCCTTTTGATATAATTTTTGTAGACACGTTACATACAAGAGAGATTGTTCTTGCAGAACTTTATTTTTGGTCAAATCATATTAATGAAAATGGATATTTCATTTTTCATGATTCTCACTGGGATCATACTACAAAGGGAGATATGATAGCAGGAAAGGAGTATAGAAGAGTAGATGAAGCGATTACTGAATTTTTTAATCTCCCTAAAAATGTTATGGAACTAACTGAATATGATGATCATGACATTTTTCTTTCCCATCATCCGGGTGATTATGGAATGACTTTCATAAAAATTAAAAATTTAGATGCAATAAAGAGATTTAAGGATGGAATTGATTGGGAAGAAGTATTTGTTCTTCGTAACGAATTAAATGATTTACATTTTAACAAGAACAATCCTAAGTTTATAAATTGGAAACAAGATATTCCTAATATTCAAAATGAATTAATTATTACACCATGAGTTTTTCTGTTTCCCATTGGTCGGGTCGTTTAGGAAATAATATACAGCAAGTTGCTAATTGTATTATGGCTGCTGAGAAAAATAAAACTGATTTCACTCAGACACTTGATCACGATATAATATCTAAATTTACAGTGAATTTTGGATCTGATAATATAAAACAATCAGGTAGATTCTATGCTTGGGAGGCATTAGTTCATTGTGAGCATGGATGTTATGAGGGTGGTAATGAAATCGGTGTTGGTGTCGAGCATGTATATCGTAATATGCGTCGTGTATGTAAACGTATCGCACCTAATTTAGTCTTACCAAAGAAAGATTCTATTGGTGATGATACAATTGTAATGCATCTTCGTAGTGGTGATAATTATCATCGTGTCTTTGATCCACCAACAAATTATATTCCAAACCCACTTATCTTTTATCTAAATCTTATTGATTCATTTGAGAAATGTATTCTTATTACAGAACCAGATAGAAACAATCCTATAGTTCATGAACTTATGAAGATTGATAAGGTAAAAGTTCAATCTTCTACAGTAGCAGATGACTTTGCAACATTGATGAGTGCAAAGAATGTAGCACTGTCTGGTGTGGGAACTTTCGCAATGGCAGCAGCTCTGTGCTCCACTCAAATAAAGAACCTATATACAACTGACTTGTTATTGACAGAGCATTTGAATTATAGTATGCTGATGAAAACAGATGTTGAAGTTCATGTGATGGAATTGGATAACTATCTTCCTGTTTTTCCATGTAGTTGGAAAAATACAGAGGATCAACGTAAATTTATTCTAGATTATCGATGAAGATTTTTGTAACCGGATGTGCCGGATTACTTGGTGCTAATTACACTCGCCACTTGATTAAAAATGGACATCATGTGATTGGTATTGATGACCTATCCGGTGGGCATAAAGCGTTTATCACGAAGGGTGAGAACTTTGAATTTGTTAAATTAAATTTAGAGAGAAGAAAAAAGGTTGAAGCATTGTTTGAGGAACATAAACCTCAAGTATTGCTTCATTTTGCTGCGTATGCTGCTGAAGGATTATCACCATTTATTCGTAATTATAATTATCGTAACAATCTTATTTGTTCTGCAAATCTTATCAATCCATGTATTACATATAAAACTAAGATGATATTTACATCATCGATGGCAGTATATGGTGCACAGGAACCACCGTTTACAGAGGATAAACAACCACAACCCATAGATCCATACGGTATGGCAAAGTATGCCGTAGAATGTGATCTAAAGATGGCAGAGAAGCAGTTTGGATTAAGATATAATATTGTCAGACCACATAATGTTTTAGGAACTTATCAAAATATTTGGGATAGATATCGTAATGTAATTGGTATTTTTATTCGCAAGACTCTAAACGGTCAACCCATACTTGTTTATGGTGATGGGGAACAAACCCGTGCGTTTTCTGATATTAAATACTATATGAATCCTTTTGATATATTATTAAAAGAATTTGATGGAGAAACATTTAATATTGGTGCTGATAAATTCTTTACACTCAATCAGGTTGCAAAAACAGTTCAGGATATTGGTAAAAAATATGGATATGATGTTCCGATAGAACATGGCCCTCCTAGACATGAAGCAAAACATGCGTATTGTAATCATGACAAGGCAAAAAATTTGCTTAAGTTTAAAGACAATACTAACCTAGAAGAATTAATTGAAAGTATGTTTGTCTGGGCAATGAAACAACCAAATCGTAAAGTAAAAGATATGGAATATGAAGTAACGGAGGGGATATATGACTACTGGAAAAATTAATATGGAAGAGAATAGAGCACCAAATTATTGGCTTCGATATGATAAAAAAGATCATTACAGACTGAGGCATCAGTTTAAAAATTCTGAAAATGTAGAGGCAAACTGGTCACAATCAATGCAAGACATCTTTGTATTGAGTATGTTGGATGGTAAAAAGAATGGGTATTATGTTGAGATAGGTGCAGACATGCCTAGAATAATAAACAACTCATACTTATTGGAAAAAAATTATGATTGGACTGGAGTTTCATTTGAATTGGATAGTGAAAAGGTTGAATACTTTAACACTATTAGAAAAAATAAATGTATATGCACTGATGCAACTACATTTGATTACAAAAAACTTTTTGAAGAAAGAAACTATCCAAAGCAAATTGATTATCTACAATTAGATATTGATCCATCAGAGGCGACACTTGCTGCTCTAGAAAATTTGCCATTAGATGATTATAGATTTTCTGTTATCACATATGAAACTGAAGTTTACCGAGCAGGTATAGATGGATATTATGATGAAATATGGCAAAAGAAATCTGGTGCAATTCTAAGTGATTATGGATATGAACTTGTTGTTAAAAATGTAGCAAATCAAGGAAATCCGTATGAAGATTGGTGGGTTGATCCAAAAGTCGTAGATCGTGCTATAATAGAGAAGTTTAAAGACGATAGTGGATTCACTAAAGAATCTATAGAATGTGTTTTAAGTAATACAAATTTCACCGTAATGCCCATGTATACCCTCACTGAAATATAATGAAAAGAAAAGTATTTGATTCTATTATTTTCTTCAATGAACTAGAATTGTTAGAGATGCGTCTCAACATTTTAGGTGATGTTGTGGATCATTTTGTCATAACTGAATCTCCATTCACTGTGAGTGGAAATGAAAAACCCCTTTACTATGCAGAGAATAAAGATAGGTTTGCTAAGTTCAATGATAAAATTATACATCATGTCACAGAAGAGATACC